AGGCAGCCCGCGGAACACGCTCGCCAAATCCAGCAGGAACTCGCCCGCCTGACGGCGATTGGTAATGTAGGCATTACACACAAAACGCGGTTCCTTGCCGCCGAAGCCGTCATCGACCAACTCGTCGCAGTATTTGCCTACCTGATACAGCGTCCATTTATCAATGTCCGTCGATTTCAGACGGCGCGCCAAAGTCGAATAGCGCGGCTGCGTCAACACATCATAAAAGACCCAAGCCGGATTGTTCGTCCAAGCCTTTTTAAACGAGCCGTCCCAAACCGTCCCCGAATACGTCCGAGTTTCAGGGTCATAATTAGACGGCACATTGACCAACATCCCGTCAATCAAATAATTTCGGCGAGGGTTATTGCTGCCGAACTGATCCGAATCCATCGCCAACGCCGCCAACGCCGTATGCGGATAGCTCAATTTCGCATCGATAATCTCGACATAGCTGGCGAAATACGTTTTATTGACGACCTTGTCCGTCGTACTGTCGGGAGTAGGGCGCGAAACGCGAATATTAAACGGCACAGGCGGCAGGCTGTCAAAAACGACATCCTGATAATAAACCCCGCTCGATTTTTCGGTAAACGAAACAGGTTTCGACGCAACCATCCCATCCTTGCCGAAAAGCTCGACCAGCAACGTCGTTTGCGCCGGATTCGTATCGCCATTATTTTCGACGCGGTAATTTCGCTCAACGCCGACCGTTACCCGCAGGCGGCTGACCAACTCGTCAGACACCGCCCGCACCACCTGCGCGCGGTTTTTGACCTCGACCGACACAGGCACGGCACGCTCTGAAGCATCAAAGCCCGGAATATACGTTTGGTCGGGCGTACCGCGCTGGAAAAAGCCGACAACGCCCTTAAAATTAAAAGACCCGTCAGGATTCTGAACGGGCGTATCGTCAAAGTACACAGACTTCCACGGCTTATCGTTGCCATTGGCGAAACCCCTGATTTCGCCTTCACAAATCGCATCGATAATCCGTAAAGACTGCGCCGAATTCAAAGTATTCGGAGCTTCATACGGCGTAGAAGCACCGCCACCTGATTTACCGCCCATTCCAAAATCCTCAATCTACCGTATAAACCGCCTCGTAATTCATCGCGCGGACGGAGTCGTTTTCAAAATCAGTGTTATATTTCTGACCGTTCGGCGCAGTTGCCGCAACGCCAGTGACAAAATTTTTCTTCATTCCCAAAGTCAAATCCACCGCCATCGGGTCGGAATTGCCATTAGGATTTTTAATTTTCGCCGCATCAAAAACCATACGGACGACACTGTTACCGTTTGCAGCCGTACCGTTACCCTCAAGACGTCGAGATTCGATACCCTGCGATACCACACGGCTGCCACAATAAATACGACCATAGGCAAGCGGCATCGACTGCCCCTGCGCCGCCGTATTGCTCAGATTCGAGAACGAACTGTTCCGGCTGCTTTCAACGCCTTTTCCCTGTTCAAACTTCGGCGGTTTAGTCAGCATTTGCGCCACGCCGCCAGCAACCATACCGACACCCGCAACAACAAGGCTCGCACCGCCCGACCAACTCGTCAGCGCGCCGACAACAATCAGCACCACGCCCAAGACCGTCTGAATGATTCCGCCGTTTTTGCCCGCACCCTGAACGCGCGGCACAATATGCAGTACCCCCTCGGCAGGCTGACCGAAGCCGCTTTTCAATTCGCCCTCAGACCAATCGTGCCGCCCGAAACGCACCTGATAAAAACCCTGCCGCAGCTTTTGCCGCAAAGCAGGAATCTGCACCGTCAGCGCATGAACCGCCTCGGCAGGGCTGGCAACCTGCAAATCAAAACGGCGGCCGCATTCGCGCAAACCGCCGTACAAACACACCGTAATCATAAATCCACCGAATGCAGCAAATCATTTTCGACCGCCTGCAACATCTCAGACTCAAAGCCCGGATACCGCCAAACACTATGCACACGCTCCGACCACCACTGATTAAACGGCTCGCGCCGGCTTAACTGGTTATAAGCATGATGCAGGATTTGACCATCGCCCAAATACAAAGCCGCGTGGTTCGCGTGACCGCCATAGCTCGTCAAAACCACATCCCCGCCGCGCAGGTCGTCTGAAACACGGACAAACCCGCAACGTTCCAAATGTTTTTCCCAAAAATCCTGCGCCGCGTCATCGTCCATATCGCCGCGTTCGTGGTCGGGAAACTCCACGCCCATCAACATAAACGCATCACGAATCAACGTGCCGCAATCTGCCTTACCGTAGTCAAACACACGACCGCGCAAATGCGGACAACACCGGAACTGCTTCAGACGGCCTCCAACCGCCAAAATCCACGGCAAACCCGTCTGAATCTGCATCTGACGGTCAGCACCCGACAAGAACGGCTCGCCGTTCGGATGGGAGTGGACAACGGCGACGATTTCGCCAAGACTCTCCGCATCTACCCAATCTTTTTGACTAATTTCAAAAGTTTCTTTTGAATTTTCCGAAACGTTTTCCATTGGTAGAAAATGGGTTCTGAAATCTTTAGTCCGAATGACAACACCACACACCTCTTCAGTTCTAGACATCATTGCCGTCACACGAATCCAATCACGCACCTTATCCTCAATATAAATCATGCCCCACCCACCTTATCCGCACTCGGAAAACCGCCGAACGGCAACACCGCCGTCGCGCCGAACCGCGCACGACAGCCCGTCAACGTCCCGCTGCAAGCATCCTTTTTAATATCATCCGTCGGCATATCCAAACGGTCGGCAACCGCCCGACCCGCATAACCGCAGCCCTCGCCGCGATACTGCCAGATACAGGTATTTGCCATCATAATCCGCGACGGGATGACCGAGCCGTCCGATTCAGACGGCGCAGCAAGCTCAAAGACCGCCCGTTCCGCCGTCAGGCTCGTCATCTGCTCAATGACGTACTTCCCAATAATTTCCTGATTCGGGTCGGCGGTCGGATTACCGTCTTTAAAGTTTGCCGCGTCCAAAAACTTCGCATACGTCAGACGGCGGACGACATCCACCCCGACCAATTGGTTATACTGGTCAGCCGCGCCGGTCACAAACCCGAGCAGGTTTGAAACCGTCAGCGTCGGACGGTTGCCCGCCCCCTGCGAAGTCGTTTCAAAACCTTCCGCAGAAATAGGGTAGGGCGTATATTCCTGCCCCTTCCAGACGACCGCCTGATTCAGTTCGTTGACCTGATTGCAGAAACGGAAGACCTCCCCGCCCAAAGCACGGAAATCAATTTCCCACATCTCAACCAACACATCCTGCTGCGCCGCCGACAACGCCTTGAGCATCGTTCCCGACAACGCCTTCATCCGCGCATTCATGCCATGACCTCCTCAAATTCCGCCGAAAGCTCATACACCTTTCCGCCCTTTGGCGTTTCCGTGTATTCCGACACCTTGACCAACAGCCGCTCCCGACCAATCGGCGTCCAGAAAAACGGCTCAACACCGCCGCAGGAATCAAAAAAGCCCTTGATTTCCTCAATCAAAGGCTTCATTCCCACAATACGGATTTGCCAAGTCTGCATTTTCGGCTTCAGCGTCAATTTCTGCCGCTGCTCATACCCATTGCCGAACTTGACCGACCGAACATTAAACGAATGTTTCGCCGTACTTTCAGACGTAACCTGCCATTTAAAAACCTTAGCCATAAAACCTCTTAGACCGAATCAACGGCTGCCGTGATAACGACCGCCGACCCGAGCCACATTATTGACATACCAAGCTTCAATCATCGCAGGCAACGCCGCGCCCAATTGCTTCGCCATCTCAACATCGCCGTCAACCGACGAATCAGACGACCCGTCGCGGTTAATCGTAATATTGACCGTCATGCCGCCCGTACCGCCGCCCAAAGCAGCGACCTGAGGCGCAACGCCGACCACTCCGCCCGAAGCGTAGCGGTTTTTGTTGATAGCCTCCAGCAAAGCACGATGACGGCGCGTGGACGCCGCATTGATGACAAACTCGCCATTAGACAACATAGCAGGGATACTGTCGCTCGTCGCCGTACCCGCGCCCCACACCGCGCCGCCGTTTGAAAACTGCTGCACCATGCCGCCGTCTTTGAATCCGCCGCCGCCCCAAGCACTCATCGCCGCCTTCATCGCGTTAAACAACGCCATCTTAATCAGCATCTTCGACAAGTCTTGCAGGATAGACACAGCCAACCCGCGAAAATCAGCCTTACCCGTCGCCACAAAATCCGCCAACGAATCCGACATCTTACCGAGCGACCCCGTCACAGCATCAGACATATTCTCGCGCATCGTCTTGAACGAATCCGAATAATTCCGCATGCCGTCAGAAATGCCCGCCAGCCAATCGTTACCGAAAGCCTCTTTGGTTTCCTTCGCCAAGCGTAATTGCTCTTGCAGACGACCGTCATTATCCAGCTTCGCCGTTTGCAGCCCGCCGATAACATCCGCGCCCGCGCCCGCCGAATTCGCCTCCGCGATAAGCTTGTCGTATTTGCGCGCCGCCGTCAGCCGCTCCACTTCTTCTCGCGTCTTGCCCAACAACGACAATTCAAACAACTGGTCGTCGAAATCACGCTGACTTGCCGTCTCGAGTTCGCGCAGCGCATCCGCGTATTTCTTCGCCTCTTTCGTCAACTCAGCCTGATTGTCAGCCCTGACCGCCAAATCCATAGCCGCCTGACGTTCTGACGCCGACCATTTTTCAAAGGTCGGATCAGAAAGCAACCGAAGCTGTTCCGCATAAATCTTATTGACATTGGCAGCGGACAAAGAAAGCTCCGCATTTACCGCAAGCTGCCGCTTGGAAAAATCCTGTTGCCACTTTTGGTAATCGGTAAGCTCAGGCTTAGTCTGTCTTGCCTCGGCAAACAAACCCGAGCGCGCCATCGCCTTAGCCTGACCGTCCACGCCGCCCGCGAAACGAGCCGCCGCCGCCTGAGACCGCCAGTTAAAATGCCAATGGTCGGCGGTTGCCTTCGTGCCGTTCTTATTGACCTGACCGCCGACTTCAAATTTCACATTAAAGTCTTTGCCGTCTTTGAAGCCCAAAGATTCAAAATACTGCTTAATTTGGCGGGCAACCTTCGCCTTGTCCTCAGACTTCAGCGACAGATTCGGCGTCATATCAAACGCCAAACCTTTATTGTGAAAACTGTTTTTCCCAACGTGGTATTTATCGTTTACCGCACCGAAACGGACAAGGTTATTCCCCAAAAGCTGCTGCATCGCGTGCATGGCAGCATAAGTTCCGCCGGCAGCACGACCCGCATTCTCCGCGCCCGGCTTAATCCGAAGACCTGCCGCCGTCGTCGGAAACAGATTCTTATCAACAGCACTACGCCCGGACTTGTTTTTCTTCGCACCGCGAGCCGCCTCAGCCGCCAATTCCTCTTTGTGCTGCTGACGCAACCGTGCAAGCACCTTTTCCGCATCGGCAATCTGTTGATTACTGCCATGCTTTTTAAGCAGATTAAGCTTTTCCTGCCATTGCCGCTCTTCGCGCGCAAATTTTTCAGCCTTACTCTGAGTCTGCTCCTTCAAACGGTCGAAATCAGCGACATATCTGACCGAATCAGACTGCTCTTTTCGGATAGCGGCAGCCTGCTTCTGTGCCTCATCGCGCATCTTAATTTGCTTTTCCAGCAAATCAATTTCACGCTTCGCCGCATCAACCTGCGGCTGCGTGTATGGATTCTCAGGAATTTGTTGCAGAAACAGCCGCTTTTCAGCCAACCGGCTCTCCAGCGTAGCTTCTCGCCCGATGGACTTCATGTCCTCCCAAGCTTCCGACGCTGCCTTCTTAACCGCATTCCAGCCGCGCTCAATCGCGCCCAGATTCTCCAAAACGCGCTCAGACATCTGTTGAGATTCGTCCGCGAACTTGCCCTGAATCAAAGCCACAGCTTCCTGCTGCCTGCCCTGCTCAATCAAAGCCCGCGCCTGCTCATAGACATCCGCATTCAGCGTCTGATAAACGCGCGAAAACTTGACGACCGCCTTTAAAGGGTCGTCCGCGATTTCCTCATAGACGCGCGCCAAATCCTCCACGCTCTTGCCCGTCGCCTTAGACTGCAAGACCACAGATTCCGCAAACCGCCCATAGTTTTCAGCCGCTACCGAGCCACTCTCCACAAAAGCCAATATCGCCGAGCGAGCCTCAGACCAACCGCCCGTCGCATTGCCGACCGAATCGGCAATCGACATCAACTTAACCGATGCCGCGCCCGCGCTACCGCCGGCAAAGATGACCGCAGCAGAAAAACGCTTAGATTCCTCCGCCCCGTCGTAATACGCCTTGCCCAAAGCGACCACGCCGCCCGCCAAAGCACCGACCGCCACCGTCGCAGGGTTGATACTCGCCGCCAACCCACGGAACATATTACCGAAGCCGCCGAACGAATCACGAAGCTGACCGCCCTGTTGCAGCGCAACCAAAAGCGGATTCTGCCCGCCAGCCAACTGCGTAAAAATATCCGTAAACTGCGCCGGAACCATACGCATCGCATTGTTGTACTGACCGACAGAAATATTATTCAGCTTCAGTTGATTCTCTTGACGCTTCAACGCCTGAGTCACTTCACTGATTTTTGCAACATCCGCTCCGCGTTGACGCGCCAACAACTCATAATAAGCCGACGTACCGCGCCCACCTGCCTCACGGACGGCAATTTCACGCTGAACCGCATTAATAATGGACTGAGTCGCCCGCTCCTGCTTCTTCGCCAGCCGCTCCGCTTCCTTGCCAGCCTTATCATATCCCGCCGCCGTCGCCGCCGCGCCCGCCGCCGATTGCTGACCCGCGTCCTTCGCCGCCTTGCCGATACTGCGAAGCGCAACGCCCGCCTTTTTCGCGCCGGATTCGATTTCGCTGACATCCAAACCCGCCTTAATCGTATTCTCAGCCATCTTTCTTCTCGCCCATTATCGACAACGCTTCACGCTCCATCACGCGCACAAACTCAAACAACTTCTTCCGACGCCGCTTCTTAATTCCCATCAAATCCATAGCCGCAGCGACCGCCTTATAATCCAGCGCATACGCGCCCGCCATACTGACGCGCCACTGACCGCAGACCGACGAAAACAACTGCACAGCCTCCCAATTATTCGGCCACACATCCACCTCATCCGCCGTCAATTCATCCGCATCAAATCCAAAGAATCCCAACGACGAGACCGTCTTCTCGTCGTCAGAAAACATCGCACGGACGGCGGCAATCAGTTTTTTTCGCGCGCACCGTTATACGCCTGATAGAAAGCACTCAGAATTTCCACACCCGCAGACGGATATTCATCCAGCAGATACGCCATATTTTCAGCATTGAATTCATCCTCGAAGCCCCAAGACTTCGTAATTTTCAACACTAAATCAGCATCGCTCAGGTCTTTGCGGTCACAATCATCCGCGAATTCAACCATAGCCTTACGGTTCAGCCAGACAAACTCAAATTCCACCGCAACCGGCTCGCCGGCAGGAGTCGGAATCTTCACTTCAGTTTTAAAAGTCGGCGCATGCGCCAATTTCAATAATTTAGACATCACAATTTTCCAAAAAAAGACCGCCCCGAAGGGCGGCAAAGTTACACAAGTCCACCAAAAGACCAGACGAAATTACAAATAGCGGTTAAACAAACCGGACAGCGAATAAGTCATATTGACCGCCATCACCTCGTTACGGATGAGTTGCGGCATCGGACTCATACTCACATAGCCGTTGTACACGACTACCGATTTATTTTTCAGAATAATACGCATCGGCGTCAGCTTACCGCTGTCGCTTGCCGTCTGCGCCGCCTTATAGCCGGGCAGATTCGGGTCGTCGGCAATTTTGAACGTCATCGAATACGCAGATTGGGTCGTCGGCAGCTTACGTTCGAAGTCATCTTCCAAGAAGCCGAATTCAACGAACTGCTGCTCGCCGCCCGAACTCGACACTTCCATAATCTGCGTAACCTGCTGCCACGCTTCCACCTTCTGAAAACTGCCCGCGCCCGAACCCGCAGGAAACTTATTCAAATCGCGCGTATCGATGCCATCCAGTTTAAAACTGTTCGCATCAACGCTCGTCACACGGAAGACACGTTCATTCAAAACGCCCCAACCGGACAGCAAAGCCACATAATCACCATTCTGCAAACCATGCGCCGTAGCAGTACACACCGCCTCAGCCTCATTAGAGATTGCCGTGACCTTCTTCTCAGCCACCAGCTTCGTAGCAATCTGCACGATCGAACCATTAGCCAAAGTAACAGCCATAACCTAATCCTTAAAAAACCAAATAAAAAAGGCCGCCCAAACAGACAGCCGCCAACAAAAAAACCACCTAATCGGCAGTCACAAAAACAAAATCCTGCACCATCCCGCGCCGGCCATCGTCCAAAACGACCGCATCCGCCGCCGACAGCGCATAACCTTCCAACGAATCCAACACCGACCGCTCCACCGCGCGGCTCTTTTCCACCGCCCCCAAACGGTCAACATCCCACACCGAGACAGAAAATCGCACCTCATACCCATCATCGTTATGGTCTAAAAACAAACAGCCCGCGCCGCCGACCCGCTGCACAATCACCAACGGAAATTCCGCTTCTTCCGGCGCAAAATCATGATAAACATCCACATCCGGCAAAACACGGCTGATCGCACTAATCAGAGATTCTTCCACGCACCACCTCCAACACCGCATCCAACATCACAGCCTCCATCTTCGCACCCTGAATCTTCAAAGCACGAGACAAAAAAGGACGCGGCGCAATCGACTTACCATTTTTCCGACGCACCCCGTTATGCACCATATACCCATAAGGCACAGCCCGAAGCGCGCCGCCCTCATATCGCCCGCGATTCCCCTCACGGTCACGCCAGCCGACCTGATAAACCGCCCGCCGACCCTCGACCGAATCCGATTTATCATAAAAAGCAAAAACCGAGCGTCTCAAATCGCCCGGCTCAAAATCATATCGCCGCTTACTCCCGTCAGCATTGCGGCTGCCCTTACTATAAAAATAATGCCGCCTATGATGACGCGGAGCCTGAATCTTAATCTCCTCGCGCAATAAGCTCACACCCTGAAACGCCGCCCAACGCAGCTTCTCGCCCACCGCCTCCGGCAAACTCTCAAACCGCGCAATCGCGTCCGAAAAATCAGCATCAATGTCAACTTTCATCAGGCAGGCTCTCACACGTCAAATCCAAAAACTCACGACGGCGCAAATCAGGAATCACCGCACGGATAACATAAACCCCATTCTCCGTCCGAACCCGCATATCCGCCGAAATCCCAGCCCGCCAGCGGATACGCACCGAAGCCCGCACCGAAGCCGACAAAACATCATGCCGCATCGTCTCCGAACCCGACACATGACGCACATCAGCCCACACCTTACACAACAACCGCCAAACCATCACAGTCGCGCCCGACTTATCCTTTTCCTTTACCCGTTGAAGAATCTCCACACGGTGTCGCAACTGCCCAGCCTTCATATCCGCTCCAAACAAAAAGGCC